AGCGGCCTGGCGAACGGTGTCGCCTTCCGCAATGACTTCGTCGGTGAGGCGGTTTTTGATCTGCGCCATTATGCTTCTCCTTTCAACGCCCGCCAAATTTCGTTCCAATTGACGTTTTGAAGAAAGGCCAGAGCGTATGTCTCGGCGAGGCTTAATTGCCCTGCGCTGTCTTCAATGACTACGCCTTCAGCGTAATGCCTGACTTCATCTGGCGTTGACCGCCAGCAGTCGGACCCGTCAAAGATTTCAAGGTTTACGCGCCAAGTCTCGTAATTCGTCCAGCCGTTGTATTCCTGATTGCTGCTCATGATGCGTCCTCGTGCTTGGCTGGGATGGTGTCGTTAATGATTACCGCATAACCGCCCATCTCGGTCAGCGCGGCGATGTCTGACATGGCGCTTCTCGCCGCAGCCTCGTCGGATGTGCCAAGCCACCAGTGCGCCTTGCCGTCCGTAACGGCCATCTGATTATGCTGGCTATGGCGAACGATACTGAGATGCCTGATGACTGGTTTGATGTTAAGCATGGTTATTCTCCCGTGAGGCCAGGGCCGAAGCCCTGGCTGGTTTGGTTTAGCTGGTGACGGGCGTGAAGGTCAGGGCCGCAAGGCCAGCAAGGTCAGCCTCGTCCTGGCGGGCGTAGTGAGCGTCTTCGGCGTCCTGCCGCGCAAGGCGCGTGGCTTCGGCGGCGCTGTACCCGAATGAGATTAATTCGGCGCGGATTCTGCGGGCGTCTGCGATCATGTCGGCGGTTGGCTTCATGGTATTCGTCATCTGTCTTCTCCAGTTCCAGCGGTCGGGTGATTCCGTTCGCTGTATTAGGAATATATGGGTTGACCGCGCTGGCGTCAACACCTAGTGTCCAAAAAATATCAACAGGAGGGAAAAATATGACGACCAAGGAAGCGATCGACCATTTCGGATCGGTCAAGGCGCTGGCAGATGCGCTCAGGATATGGCCGCACAGCGTCTACAAGTGGGGCGAACGGCCTCCGATGCTGCGGCAGTATCAGATCCAGGTTCTGACGCGCGGGGAGATTAGGGCTGATGACTGACATCAAGGATGTGCTTGAGCAACGGGCGAACACTCATGGCGATTTCAGCGAGGTCGCGTACTTCGCACAGAGTCTGCGACAGATATTTCGTGAGCGACGCGGGGTCTTGAGCGATTCGCACGCCGAGAGCCTGGATATGATCGCCAGTAAGCTGGCCCGGATCCTGGCAGGCAATCCGAATGAGCCTGACCATTGGCTCGACATCGAAGGCTATGCCAGACTGGCACGCGAAAGGATCAAGACCGATGGTTGATATCACAAACATATTCGGCGGCGCATTCACTGCGCCATCAACGCCTCACATTGATCCGCCTGAACTCCAGCTTGCAGATGCCATGAGGTCCGCAGGGATCGAGCCTCCCGCCCAGATCAGGATCGACGGGCAGTTGCATCGGTTCTCGACCAAAGGCCGCAAGCGGGACGACTCAGGCTGGTACGTCGCCTTTCCAGATGAACCAGTGGCCGGTCGTTTCGGTTGCTGGCGCGATCAGATCGACTGCAATTTCCGGGCGGATATAGGCCGGGACATGACAGCCGCCGAGCATATGTCGATTGTACGCCGACAGAGCGAGGCCAGGGCGCGACGTGACGAGGAGAGGACACGCAAGGCGGAAGTCGCGGCAGATACCGTCCAGGCCATCTGGCGGGATGCCACAGGCGCATCGCCTGACCATCCATACCTCGCCAAGAAGAACATCAAACCGCACGGGGTGAGGACAACGGGCGATGGGCGGCTGATTGTACCATTGTTCGGCCCAGACGGCGATCTGAGCAGTCTCCAATACATAGGCGAGGATAAACGCTACCACCCAGGCGCTGCCACGCGGGGATGTAGCTGGACGCTGGGCGATTTAGACGGGTCAACGATATTTGTTGCAGAAGGCTTTGCCACAGCGGCGACCATCCACGAGGTGTCAAATAGGCCGGTGGTGGTGGCATACAGCGCCAACAATCTCCCAGAAGTCGTTCGCCAGCTTCGCGAGCGACACGGGGCGACCCAGGACATCGTGGTCGTGGCTGATAACGATGCCTCCGGCGTCGGGCGGAATAAAGCCGACGAGGCATCGGCTAAACATGGCGCCAGGATCGTCATGCCTCCTGAACTTGGCGATGCTAACGACTATGCTCTGGCAGGCCATGATCTAATGGCCATCCTGTTCCCACCCCAAGATGATTGGTTAATCCCAGCCGACGACTTCGCCGCCCAGCCTGCACCGATCAAATGGCTCGTAAAGCGCTGGATACAGTCCGAGGCGCTCATCATGGTGCATGGGCCATCAGGATCCGGGAAGACCTTCCTGGCGCTCGATATGGTGCTGTCTATCGCATCGAACGAGGCCATACCAGAATGGAACGGCCACAAGGTTCGCCCAGGCCCGGTCGTATATTTGGCCGGTGAAGGACATCACGGACTGCGTGGACGGGTCGCCGCATGGAAGCAGCACCGAGGCGTCGGAAGCCTGAATATGTGGCTCTCACGGCACGGCTTGGACCTGAACAGCCCAGCCGGATACCAGAAGACAGTAGAGGCCATCCGGGCGCTGGGCGTCGTTCCATCAGTCGTCGTGGTTGATACCCTGCATCGTTTTCTCCAGGGCGATGAGAACAGCGCGCAGGACGCCAAGACGATGCTCGATGCGTGCGGATCCATCATAGAGGAGTTCGGGTGCAGCGTCGTGCTGGTCCACCACACTGGCGTCGCTGCGGAGGCCCAGCACAGGGCGCGCGGATCTTCTGCATGGAAAGGTGCGCTCGATATCGAAATATCCGTAGTGCCGCCGTCTGACGATGCTCCGATGGAAGTGGTCCAGCGCAAGTCCAAGGATGCTGAACTGGCCGAGCCAATCCACGGCGTCCTGACATCCGTCGAGATTGCTGGCTGGTTCGATGAAGACGGAGATAAGGTCACGTCCGCCGTGTTCGAGCAGACCGACGCTCCAGCCGAATCGGGCGGAGGCAGCAAGCAAAGCAGCGCCCTGGATCGCCACAGAAAGACGTTCGAGCGGGCGTGGTGGGCATCAGAAGCAGAAATGCTTGGGGTGCGGCCTTTTGTCTCAAGAGCAAGCCTGGAGGCCAAGCTGGCCGAAGACGGGCTGGCAGCGCGGACAATCGTCAATCACCTAAACCCGGCCTACACTAACCGACTGATAGGTGCGCTGATAAATGCCGACGCCATCCAGAAAACCGAGGAAGGCTGGGCGATTATTGATGAAACCTGGGCATCCGCACTTACGCTTGCAAAGGCGGGCTAATGCTACTTATGCGTGTTACCCTCAATACCCTCCGGGTACCCTAATTGATGTTAGGGTAGTTCGGGCAGGGGTGCTTGACAATACCCTAAAAGCCGAGTATACCGCTTAGCGTCTAGCGACTTAGCGGATACCGGTTAGGGTATTTCAAGTGCAGGCGCGAGGGTGACGCTCGTATGATGTCACCATAAAGAAATGAGGCGAAAACCCCGGCCATGGGATTCTCGCCTCCTGGTAGCCGAGTGAAAGGACTCAGCCACATGAGAAATTTACGACAGAAGAAGTATCGCGGCAACCCGCTGCCGGGCGATGGATACCATCAATTCACGACCGAGCCGGTTCACGGATCCGCATGGCTCGTGCAGATACAGAAGACGGATAAGATCTGGCGGGGCGTTAAGGTCTCAGCCGTTGGAACCGTCGCCATCAAGGCGAACTATTGGCTGGCGTGGAACGGCGAGCGATGGGCCGAGGGCAAAGACTTGGCGTCGATAAAGCAGCATCGACCGTCGCTGCTGTCCGCCGTCCAGGATGAGGTGCGCGAGATTGCGTCAGAATTGATGGCTGGATAAGGTGCATGCCTTCCTCCTTTGTTGATTTGCCGGAACCTTATTGGCTCCGGCTTTTTTCGTGCTATTAAAGGCCGAAAGGAGAAAATAATGTCGGAATTTCCCGAATATAAAAAGGCAAAGGTTTCAGATCTGATTCCATATGCTCGCAACAGCCGGACGCATAGCGATGCTCAGGTTGCGAAGCTGGCGGCCTCCATTAAAGAGTTCGGCTTTCTGAACCCGGTGATCGTTGACGGTGAGAACGGGATCATAGCGGGCCACGGTCGCATCCTGGCGGCGCAGAAGCTGGGGCTGGAAGCCGTTCCTACTATCGAGGCGGGCCACCTGTCCGAAGCGCAACGGCGCGCCTATGTTATCGCGGACAACCGGCTGGCGCTTGATGCTGGCTGGGACGATGAACTGCTGCGGATTGAACTGGGCGATCTGGACGCGGAGGGGTTCGATCTAAGCCTGACCGGTTTCGATCTGGGCGAGTTGACCACATTCTTTGACGAAAATATATCAAGTCAAGATGCGCCAGATGATTTTGCCGAGGTCGATGAAACCGATATGCCGCACACCTGTCCTAAATGCGGGTTTGAGTTCGATGACTGATTATAAAATACCAACAGTCAAAGAGTTGAGAAGCGCCACGGAAAGCGGGGGCCACAAGTTTGAGGTCGTATCTCTCTTTGCGGGCGGCGGAGGGTCGTCTACGGGCTATAGAATGGCCGGGGGAAAGGTGTTGGCCGTAAATGAGTTTGTCCCCGAAGCCGTAAAGACATATAAGGCAAATTGGCCGAAGACGGAGGTTCTGACGGGCGACGTTAGAAAGATATCTGGACAAGACATTTTAGACGTTATCGGACGAAAGCCGGGGCAGCTAGATATTTTAGACGGTTCTCCGCCTTGCTCTGCGTTCTCAACCGCTGGGAGCCGAGATAAAGGCTGGGGCAAGGCCAAAAAGTATTCTGACACTTCTCAGGAGAATGTAGAAGATTTGTTCTTTGATTATATCCGCATCCTGCGAGACATTCGACCAAAGGTGTTTGTTGCGGAAAACGTCAGCGGGTTAGCGAAAGGCGTTGCCAAGGGTTATCTGAACCAAATCCTGCGAGAACTTCGTGCAAGCAATTACGAAGTGTCTTGCAAAATACTTGATGCGCAGTGGCTAGGCGTTCCGCAGAAACGTGCGCGCACGATCTTCATCGGCGTTCGTCGCGACCTTTGGAAGTCAGAGTTTAAGGGTCGATTACATCCAAGACCTAGTGCAGATAGACCAACATTAAGCGATGCGTTTCAAGGTCTTACTTTTAGTGACGACGACCGAAAGCAGACGGATGTGAAACGATATGCTATTTACAAATTACTTTTACAAATGCAGGCCGGAACGTCTCACAAAAAAAGGTTTTCGCTCAAAAAGTGCGCCTCAAAGGGCCAAGCATTTTGTATAACAGCTACATCGGGAACTATTGGCGCGGCAAATCCTATGCATTGGGACAATCGCGCCTTCACGGTTTCCGAAGTCAAGCGCATTATGTCGATTCCTGATGATTATGTTCTGACGGGAACATATAAACATCAGGTGGAACGGTTAGGCCGTATGGTTGCACCGTTTATGATGAAAGCCGTCGCAGAAAATATCTTACGATTGGGAGTGTTAAATGCAGATACCAAGTGAAGGCTCATGGTCATTCGATGCCGATGGAATAGCAGATGCCTTTGACGATCACGTCAGAGAGCAGCTTCCTTGGTATGACTTGGCGACGGATGCTCTGATTCATATTGCGCGGCATTACATTCCAGAAGGCGGGATTGTTTACGACATAGGAGCATCAACGGGCAACGTGGGTCGATCGATTCAAGGGATATTAGAGGACAGATCAGCAAAACTTATCGCTGTCGAAAAGTCAGAAGAAATGTCTAAAAGATACAATGGGCCGGGCGATCTTGTCGTTGCAGATGCAACTGAAATAGAATTCGAGCAATTTGATTTCGGTGTAGTGTTTCTTGCAGCTATCTTTATGCCAGTGACAAAGCGTAAAACCTTATTAGATAAGATGATTACAGGATTAAAAGACGGCGGGGCAATCGTGCTCGTAGAGCGTATGGAGGCGGGGACAGGTTATCCGTCAACAATAAGTGCGAGGATGACACTGGCAAATAAACTAAAATCGGGCGCATCTCCTAATGATATAATCTCAAAGGAACTTAGTCTTAGCGGAGTACAGCGGCCAATGTCTCAAAGTGAGATACCTAATAGCGCCGTCGAATTCTTCAGACTAGGAGACTTCGCTGGCTGGATCATTCAAGGATAGGTAAATGTCACGAAAGCCACATAAGCCGACCGACGCAACGCGCCAGACCGTCCAGCTTCACACAACTGTCGGGACGGATCAGGAGACAATCGCTCGCGTCCTCGGCGTCGACGTAAAGACCCTGCGCAAATACTACCGAGATGAACTGGATCTTGCGCTGGCTAAGGCTAACGCGACCATAGGCGGCGCGCTGTTCAACAAGGCGAAGAATGGCGACACGGCAGCGCAGATCTTCTGGATGAAGACGCAGGCGCGCTGGCATGAGCGCCACGACTTCACCAGCAGCGACGGCTCGATGTCGCCCCAGCAGATAGTCATCCGGGCAGCAGATGAACCAAGCGACGGTTGATCTTCCTCCTAAGCTGGTGCCGATATACGCGCCGCAACGAGGCGCGGTGCAGTACCGTGCGACCTACGGCGGGCGAGGATCCGGCAAGAGTCAGACGGCTGCGCTGATGGCGGCTATATGGGGATACGCCGAGCGGCTGCGGATCCTATGCACCCGCGAACTACAGGTCAGCATCAAGGACAGTTTCCATCGCGAGATAAAGGACGCCATCGAGCGGACGCCCTGGCTGGCGGCGCACTATGATGTCGGCGTGGATTATCTGCGCGGACGCAACGGCACGGAGTTCATATTTCGAGGGCTGCGCCATAATTCGTCCAGCATCAAGTCGCTGGCAGGCATCGACCTGACCATCGTCGAGGAGGCCGAGGACGTGCCAGAGGCGTCCTGGCTGGCGCTGGAGGCCACTATATTCAGGCAGCGCAGGTCTGAACTGTGGGCGATATGGAACCCGCAGGCAGACGGATCGCCGGTTGACAAGCGATTCCGCAAGGATCCGCCGCAGTCGTCGTTGATTGCTGGCATCAACTGGTCGGACAATCCGTTTTTCCCGGATGGCCTGGAGGCACTCAGGAGGCGCGAGCAGTCGCGGCTTGATGCGGCGACCTATGCCCACATCTGGGACGGCGAGTACTTACAGAACAGCGACGCCCAGGTCTTCGCAGGCCGCTTCCAGATGGATGAGTTCGAGCCGCAGAGGCATTGGGACGGGCCATATTTCGGGCTGGACTTCGGCTTCGCACAGGATCCGACCGTCGCCATCGAGTGCTACATATACGAGGACCGGCTATATATCAGACGCGAGGCGGGCAAGGTCGGGCTGGAACTGGACGACACTGCGGCTTATGTCGCCGAGCGAGTGCCAACCATAGGAATGCACACCATCCGCGCAGACAGCGCCAGACCCGAATCCATAAGCTATTTGCAGCGGAGCGGTCTTCCGGGTATTAGAGGCGTGAAGAAGTGGGCTGGCTCAGTCGAAGATGGCGTTTCGTTCATCCGGTCGCTTGACCGGGTGGTCATACATCCAGATTGCGCCGAAGCAGCGCGGGAGTTCAGGCTGTATT